ATTTGGAGGCCCCTTTGTTGTTTATGGAGAATAAATTTATTAATAAGACAAAATTAAAAATTAACGGTAAAATTAATTTAAAGTCGTAAGTATTATGTCAAAATTAAAGGTAGATGATATACAATCAAGGCAAAGCACAGATGATGCAATATCACTTGCAGCCGATTCTTCTGTTTCTTTAAAACACAGTGCATCTGCTAAGTTAACCACGACAAGCACAGGGGTAGATGTCACTGGAACGTGTACAGCTACAACTTTCTCAGGGTCAGGTGCAAGTTTAACTTCTATACCAGCAGCTAACCTAACAGGTACACTGCCAGCTTTAAGTGCAGCTAATCTAACTTCTATTCCAGCAGCAAATCTTACTGGCACGCTACCAGCTATTGATGGTTCTAATTTAACTGGTATTTCAAGCGGTGTAACTGTACAGGATGAAGGTAGTGCGTTATCTACAGCTGGAACTACTTTAAATTTTGTTGGTGCTGGTGTAACTGCATCTGGTACTGGAGCATCTAAAACAATTACTGTACCTGGTGGTGGTGGAGCATTAGAATATGTTAAAACAATTCAACCATCATCTAACGTATCTACCATAGTAGAAACAGGTTTAGAATATGATCGTGTATATAAAATTGTTCTTTCAGAATTATCTTACTCTGCTGGTTCTGCATTGATGGTCAAACCACATGTAGATAACAGTTCATCACCTCATAATAATTCTGATTGTCAAGGAGGATATGTAAATAGATATACCTTTTATTCGTCTGCTAGTTATGGTTCAAATGTTGGTAGGAGTCCAGAAAATACTGGTTATAAGCAACAAGATGCATGGAGTATATACCCTGGTCATAATCCTTCTTTTCATAGTGGAATTTTAGAATTATATACTGGTAAGAAATCTTGGCTTTTTTGGAGATTTTATGGTCATGGTGATTTATCTGATAGTCATACAATTAATGATTATCAAGGTTGGGTAACTGGCTTTGGTGATAAGTCACTCGCTAACAACACAAATAATGATTCTAACCAAACTGATACTTATGCTAAAGTTAATGGATTTACATTACAAGATATCTTTGGAGCTAGTTATACTTCAGAGACTAAAATAGTCCTTTACAAATACAAAGAAAGCTAATGAAAAAATTTTTCAATGGTGTATTAGTTGAAATGACTGATACAGAAATCGCAGAATATAATGAAAGTTTGGATAAACCAACAGAAGCACAAATTCTTGCACAAAAATGGGAAAATGTACGAACACAAAGGAACGGTTTGCTTATAGAGACAGATTGGGTTATTACAAAAGCATCTGAAACAGGAGTTGCTGTAAGTGATGAATGGAAAACCTATCGACAAGCTCTTAGAGATGTGCCAACACAATCCGACCCAGATAATATTACATGGCCGACAAAGCCTAGTTAAGAGGGTAAAATACAAATAATGCACTTTTAATTATTATGTCAACAATAAAAGTAGAAGAAATACAACATCCGTCAAACTCTAATAATGCAGTATCTATAGCATCAGATTCTAGCGTTAGCTTAAAACATAGCGGATCTGCAAAGCTGGCGACTACATCAACTGGTGTAAGTGTCACTGGAACTTGCACAGCTACAGCGTTTTCAGGAGATGGAGCAAATCTTACTTCTCTACCAGCAGATGCAACAAAAATGCCATTAGCAGGTGGTACGTTTACAGGTTCTGTTATCTTTGAAGATGCAATAAATGAAAATGTATTTGCTATTACGGACGCTTCTTCTGTTGCTTTAGATCCTGATAACGGAATGATACAGACTTGGACATTAGGAGCAAATAGAACTGCAACTGATAGTCTTACTACAGGTCAATCTATGCTTCTTATAGTGACAGCAAGTAGTTCTAACTATACTTTGACATGGCCTACTATGAAGTGGCGTGGTGGATCTGCTCCTACACTTGGCGGAGCAAACGCTACAGCAATAGAATTATTCAAAGTTGGTAGTCAATTATATGGAGCGACAGTAGGAGATCTCTCATGAGATCACATCATCTACGGGTTGGTGCTTCAACAAGTCCTTTTTCTTTCGATGATGCTGCTTATAGTAATTTTTTTACTAGTAATGCACAGCCTATAAATGTTAGTAATTCTTCCTCTGATAAAGCAACTTTTTCAAATCAAAACACGTCAGGACATAGTTACATCACTTATGGTAGTGCTTTTCTTGATCATGATGCAGATGAAATAGTAATAAATTATGGACTAAACGGTAGACCTTCATATTTTACATGGAATAATGGAGGAAACACATATACGGGTAATGCAAATTTCTATGCTTTAAACTCAGGAGCAACAGAATTTGCTGGTACTGCTAATGCAAACCCACTCATAATTGGTGCAAATCAAACTGGAGATATTACTGTTGCATATCTTCAAGATAACACTCCTGTTTATGTAGTTGGCCATGCAAGTGATGAGCATCTTTATTTCTTTTATTATTCAAATAAAAATTACATAGGTAAATTAAAATTAAGCAGTTCTAATTCAGGAATGGCTACTAATTCCATGGCATACGGTGTTTGTTTTTCTGGCACACATATTATAGTTTATGACTTAATAAATCGATATTACCTTTGGGGATATGATTTACCAGCAAATACTTCTGCAATAAATGGTGGAACAATAAATCATTCTTTAAGATGGGCATCACCTTCTGCAACATCTTCTGGAAGATTTGGAGGTAATTATGGAATGGTATATGGTGGAGGTAATCGAGTTTATATTACAGGAGGTACAGATAGTTTGCATATTACACAGTATTTACTATCTGATAATGGAAATAATGGTACATCATCAGTAGTTTCAGTTTATACAGCAAACAGAGGAACCTCTGGAAATTCAACTCCGTACAATGTAGCAATGGATTATAAAAATAGAACACTACTAGTTGGTGGATCTAAATTTTATAATGTTTTTGAAGAGTAAAATGTGTATTATTAAAAGGAACTTTTTATAAATCGATTATGAGATATGCAATCATTGATGGTACTACTGTAAAAAGCACTGGTACAATCCAACAATTATTTCCTAATACTAGCTTTAATGTTGCTGGACCTAATGCAGATTTTTTAACAGAAAATAATGTTGTAGAAGTTATACAAACCCTTACCTATACAGAACCCACACAAAAGCTATCTTCAGTAGATGCTTATGTTGAAAATGGTATGGTATATACTGTAAAGGTAGAATCTACAACTTCAGATGAACAGACTGCTCTTATAAATCAACAATGGCAAAATATAAGATTTGAAAGAGATCAAAAATTAAAAGATACAGATTGGAGAGCTAGTAGCGATCTTACCTTGTCTGATGATTGGAAAAATTATAGACAAGCTTTGCGTGATATTACAACACAATCTGACCCATATAATATCACTTGGCCTACAGAACCTAGCTAAGATTATACGCTGCTGTTACACTATAAGAAACACACTGTTTATTTATGGCTCGTAAAACAACTGAAGAACTACAACAAGAAATACAAATTTTAAAAAGAAATCAGGAAGAAGCTGTGCAGGTTGCGAATAATTGTCGTGACCAAATTATGCGTGTTGAAGCTGTATTAGCTGATAGAGCAGAGGCAGAGACCGAAAAAAAGTCTACTGCGAAATAATAGAGAAAGAGTGTAGATGCTGCGGTAAAGTGTTTTCTACAGCAGAACAGCGAAGAAAATATTGTTCTAATGCTTGTAAAACACGATTTTATCGCAGGAAAAAAGCTACTTAGTAGTTGCCATTCTTCTTGTTAACAATCCTAATGTGACGTATGGAGGAGTGACTACTATAATGAAAAGTAACACTAGACTTTTTAAGTAAATGCTAAACCGCATCTGTCAGATTTTAAGTATCGTTTCATTTGTAATGGTAGCCTCTATGAGTGGTGGAGCGTACTTTGGTTACAAGTATGTAACTTCAGAACAATTTAAATCTAGAGTAATGAAGGAGATCATGGGTAACGTATCTGGAATGATGCCAAAGGTACTAGATAAAGGTTTACCTGATATGACAGGCCCATCTGTGCCAACTAATAAAATTCCTGGTATTCCTAAATTATAATTTTATATGAATAGCAATATTATTAAAGGAGTATCAATAGGACTTGGAACTGTCTTTGTTGCTTCCAACTTCTACACTATTAATCTTCTAAGCAAGAAATCAAATTTACCAATGTTTGATTTACCTGTAAGCAAATACTCTACATATGAAATCGAAGCTGATAAAGATAGTTATAAGATAAGACACAGGATGCACGACCCAAGAATTATTGCTTCTATTGAGAGTAGTAAAAAGCCAGCAGGCTTCTTAGGTGCAAGTAAGTCATACGTCACGAAAGAAAGCCAAAAGATAGCTGGTGAAAAAGATATAACTGTTGTCAATAATGGTGAGCTTACAGCAAAGCAGATAGCTTGTATTGAAGAACGTGCCAAAGGTGAATCTACAGGAGAACTTATTGGAACGTCAGTAGCTACAGGAACAGGTTTATCTAGTACATTAGCTAATGTTCCTATTGTTGGCTGGTTCTTATCTGGTTTTGCAACTAACACAGCAAGAAGAGAAGGCGGTAAAATAGGAGCAGATATGGCTTCTGACTTTAACGACTGCTGATTATGAAATGTTATTGGTGCGATACCGAATTAATAATAGGTGGCGATATTGATATTGAAGATGGAATGAATGGCTATCCTGAGTTTTCAGTGATGACTAATTTATCCTGCCCTAAATGCTTTTCTGAAGTGGAAGTACTAAAGAAAAGAGATGCCTACGATTAAAGTTCCTGAGATAAAAATACCAAAAATAAATATACCAGAAACACCTTTTATACCTGAAACTGTATTGGTAGGAGAAAACCCTGCGTGTGATTTAACTAATAGAGATATAGAACTATCAGAAAATCCAACTATTATTTTTCATGGCAGAAAGGCTTATGCTACTTGTCCTAATGGTCAGGCAATTGCTGGCACACAGCCAATAAAAGTTCAACCAGAAGCTAAAACATTTAGACCTATTGTTTATGATGCACAAGACACTATAGAAACAGAAGGTACATATAATTTTCAACCAAAAGCAAATCCAGTAAATATTAATTTAGGACAGAAAGAAGAAGAGCAAGAGATCGAGCTAGTAGCCTGTCCACCTAAAAACGCACCATATAGACCTGGGGATTGGCGTAATGAGCTTAGATTAGAAAGGCTGGTAAAATATGAGCGTGGGCTATTGGAGGGTTCCTGTGATGCAATCTGGGAAGAAGTACCGTTTGTTGACCAGTACATACCAACAGCTAGTGTTGTTGTATCTACTGCTGTTATTGCTTCTGTTGCTGCCACTACTCCATTACTACTTAATATTGTCAAACCCTTAGTAAAAAATATTATAAAGAAGCTGACAAAGAAGAAAGAAAAAAAGGTAGAATAAAAATACCCTATTTGCCACGGCAATGGATAGGGCGTCTAGGTGGGCAAGTTTAACCGTGCTTGCCTACTGCTTTAATTTGTGAGTATGTGGGATAACTTGATTTGGAACGCTGGTCAGTACAACATTTCTACAACTAACAGCATCGTCTCCTACGAACTTAACACCTAGTTTTAGTTGCTCGGCACATATTTTTAGACGATTAAGATTAACTTCTAATTTTTTAGCATCAAGCATAAACTCCTGATACTTTCTGTAAGTTTGAGCTGCTCTTATGCACTCATCATCAAATCGTTTTCCTAATGGTACTTGAATACTGATAGTCGCTCCATATGAAAAGTTATGGTTTATCTGATCTAATCTTTCTTGTTCTGCTACATAGAGTATTTCACCAGGGTTTATTAGCTGACCAGTTTCACTATCTTTTGCT